ATTTGAACTCAGGGTCGCAAGATCAGGGAAGCTATTCTACATTAGCTTCAAAAAAAGATAAGTTATTATGCAAATCAAAAATAAAAGATTCAACAACAAAAGTTAAACTATCAAAAGTGAAAAAAACAAAAGTGTTGCATAATAACGAAGACACATCTCTATAATTAGAAACATTAAATAATATATTTTAATGTTACTAATCTAATAGTAGAGAGAAACTCCTGACTTTAGTCAGGAGAGTGTCATAATATTTACATTTTGAATTATTCTGTCCTAAATAACTATTATCCAAGTGACTCGTACCTAAAATAATTCCACAATTTTGTGTTAATTTTGTGGTATTATCCACAGAAATAGCACAATTTTGTGGAATTTCTGTGTTAAATTTTTTTTTAATATTATTAGTTATTAATACATCATTAATTATAATCTTGCATGGATTTTTACGTCTTAAATGATTTTCATAATGTGATTTTTGATTGAAAACCTTATTGCATTTAGAACATTCATATATCATCTAATTTATTATACATAAGATAGAAATATAAAATATTTTTTGTAATAAATACACACCTAAAATTTAACTAATTTTTACCTAAAATTTACCTAAAATACCTAAAATTTAAACTTTTCTCAGAGAGAGAGAAATTTTTCTCAAAAAAAATATTTATTTTTTATATTTTTAATATTTTTTTGAAAAAACTAAATCTTTATTATCTAATTTAGATATTTTTTATATTAGTTACAATATTATATCTAAATCTAATATATGTTTTATAACAAGCTTATCATAAAAAAATGCGAATAAAGTTTCATACAAAGTTCCAAAATCTCGCAAACTTCAGAAATTTATAAGTTACTAAACGATAATCTAAGCATTAAGTCTACAAAAAGATATTATAAAAAGCCAAAATGTACTAATAGGCAATTTTTAAATAATATGTCAAATAATTATAAATATGCCAAGAAGAAATATAAATAATTTATAATTGAATTGAATTAAATTTTATTTTTACTTTTATTAAGATATTAAATTCATCTCAATAATAATTCATCTATAATATTATAGATGAATTATTATAAATATCAAAAATATAAAAACAAATATTTAAATTTAAAAAATGATTTAATTCAAGTTGGAAATGGTGATAGAGAATCAGATTCTAAACCTACTAAATTTATGTCAAAACAATATGCTCAACCACAAATGTCATTATCAGATCAAAGACAACAAATACAATCTAGAAATGTACGTGAGGAAATATTTTCTAAATTTAAATTAATAGAGGAACCATTTGACGTACATCCATTAATAGAACAACCAAATACAGCAGAATCTACAATATCTGATAGACATTTTGGAGATAGTTTAAAAAATATTATAACTTATATAAATAAACCATATGAAAGAGTATCAGATTCGGGGCCAGGTTCAGGTTCGGGGCAAGGTTCAGGATCAGTTTCAGGACCAATTTCAGGTTCTACTTCAGGCCAACAAATGCCACGATTACCAAATTCTGGTATATATTATTCAGAAGATTATATTAATATTTATAGTATATCCAATTATGAATTTGATAAATTAAATGGTATATCGAATGATAGAGTTTTTGAGTCAACTTGGAAGTGTAATTTTATGACGAAACCATATATTTTACCATCAGATGCATTAAATTTATTCATAGTAGGACCAACATTTGCAGATTGTGGTAATGTTATTCAAATTTGCATATATAAATATATATATGATTTAGTTGGCAAGGATAAATTTAATAAATTATTTGGTAAAGAAATTAATCGTTTATTAATAACACCACATTTATTTGATCCATTAACTACAATTTATAATGATGGTACATATTCTTCAATAGATCCAATAAAAGCGAGTGGAAATCCTTTATTGATTCTATTTGATAAAATAACAGATTTAGATATATCACAATTACAGCATGGTGATATTATTCATATAAAAGGTGTAGAAAAATATCAATTTAAACATTTAGCTGGTTTTGCTCCAGGTTGGAATTTAATATGTGTTAAAGATGGTACTACAAATAAGTTTATAGGTTTTGGTCCTATACAATTTCAACAACCATTAACATATGCTGAAATAAAGACTATCCTAATTCAGGAATATAATAAAAATCAATCTTTCGATACAAAAGAACGAATTAAAAAATTTTCTTCAAGCCAAGTCTCTTCGAGTGTAGATACAACCATGTCTGCAAATACTTTATATGCAAACCTTGCTAGGGATTTGGAAAATGACTATCTAAGCTTAGATAGTGAAATTGGAGGAATTATTTGTGGTATTAGATTAAATAAAATAAAATTAGATGATTTTATTAAATCGGAAAATAATTCATGGACTAATTTAGCAATTAGTGCAACTTATGATGAACAAATTAGTAGATTAGAACCAAGGCCAGTTATTGATAATAGTTATTTGATACCATTTACTAGAGAAACAGAGAATAAAACATTTGAAAATTATAGTAGATCTTCACCTGAATTAGAATCATTATTTCAAACTGCATTAAAATTTGCACAAGCAATAATAATTAATGAAAATAGTTCAGTTGAATTGAGAAGGCCATTAGGATTATTAATTAGTGGTAATCCAGGTATAGGAAAAAGTCATTTATCAGTATCAATTGGTAAATATATAAATAATTATGGTAAAAAACTATTATTTGTGGATGAATCATATGTAGCAAAACAATACAATCAAACAAATGGTCGAGAAACAAATTATACAGAAATATTTAATGACTCACAAATTGATTTAATAATTATTGATGATACAAATATACAAGCGATAGGAAGAATGATTATTAAATCTGCATTAAAATATGTATTTGAACAAAATAAGGCAATAGTTATAACTTCAAATAATGATATTAATTCTTTTGTTGTATATTTACCACAATTTTTTAATTATAATGATCCTATTGGAAATAATTTTAAATATATCAGAAATTTACAATTAGAATCTAAAAGAACACCATGGACTGACACTATTAGAAATAAAACATTAATTGATCTATTTGGTTATAATGATTCTAAAGCATCGGGAATTATTATCGAAGCTAATATTAAAGATATTAATAATTTAACCAGATACAAAACCGAATTAGAAAATTTATATGATCCTCGTATGTTATCAACTTCTAGTATGTTACCAATTCCAAGTATGTTACCAATTCCAAGTATGTTACCAATTCCTATTATGTTGCCAAAAATTAGAATTGCAGATACTCCATATGATGCTATTACACATAGAGTTAAAGATATGTATGTATATGATGCATGTTCATATGATTATATAATTATAAATGTATATGATAATTCTGAAACTGAACAATTAATAAATTTAGTAGATTTGGTTCATAATTGTGGTAAAAAAATAGTAATAATCTGTTCTACAATTGATAAGTTAGTAAGTATGATTAATGATCGCTTTAGAACATGGTTGAGTATTGGTTCAGGTAAAACAAATCCCCGATTAATTTCTAGAATAAAATCAATATTACCTGGATTAGAAATTTTATCTTAAATATGAAAAAAAGAAATTTAAACTTATGCCCATATTGCTAATACAGCCATTATTCCAACTCCAATTATCATACAAATATACATTTTAAATTTTAAAAATAAATTTTTGGATAATTCAGGATCTGACATATCTTCTGCTATCATTTCTATAAAACCCATATATATTAAACTACCACAAGCAATTGAACTACTAATTGATTGAATTATTATACTATCATTTGATTCAATATTCATTCCAATAATTATACCAATTGGTAATAATAGTGAAAATATTAATGCGAAAATGTACTTTATAGTCATACTAATATTTGTCTTTATAATTAAAGTTCCTAAACTTATACCCTCAAAAAATTGATGTAATGAAAAAGCAATAATCAATATATGAATGATATTATATTCTTCATATGATAATACACCAAGATTAAATCCTATAATTATAGAATGTACTCCTATTGAACTTTCCATAATTATGACTTTAATAAGAGCTTTCCATTTATTAGTATCAACTAATTCATTAATTGCATGTATATGATGACAAATTGTATGATTATTATTTGTATCTATATTTGATAATTCATTGCATACTCGATTATTATGTTCATGAGTATTGTTATTTTCATGAGTATTGTTATTTTCATGAGTATGATTGTTATTTTCATGAGTATGATTGTTATTTTCATGAGTATGATTATGATTATTTTCGATAATTTTATTTGAATTAATATATAAAATTCCATGTAATGTTAAATGTTCAATCGCTAATGTTATAAAAAATCCAACTAAAACTAATAAATACGTTAATGGATAATCCATATATTCTTGCAATCCGTCATTTGCTTCTGGTAATAAATGTAAAAAAGAAACACCTATAATTATTCCAGTACTAAGTGATTGGATACATTTCCACAATTTTTTTTTATATGTGGTATCATTTTTTTTTAGAGTGTAACAAAATGGAAAAATAAATCCTACAAAAGATAAAATAAAGGTTATAAATATTGATATTATTTTTGCTTCTAATAACTTATTCATTTTATTATAAGTATATAATATAAATAAATATATACTTATTTATATAATTTTAAATTTATTGATTCAAATACAATAGTCAAAAACCTCTACCTTATGATATTCTGATCCTATATCTATCAATTCTGCACCATGATCCATATCTAAAATTGAATATTGTTCTAACATCTTATTTAATGGATAATAATAATAGATTTTTCCAGATGGATACTTACAGTTTAAGCCTTGGAGAATATCCATTTGATCATCAAAGGATGATTTAAATACCTGAAGTACTCTCTTTGTAAAAGAGCCCAATGAATCAATTGTTGTAATTTGATTAAGTTTTTCACCAGAACTTATATATGTAATATTATAGGTCTTGCACTGAATTTTTTGTTTGAGACCAATTAATATTTGATTAGATATTAGACCACCATCTACATATGTTGAACCATTCATTTGATTAGGAGGAAATTCAAATGGTATAGCTGTACTTGACATAAGAATTTCAACTTGATTTGTTTTGTCAAACATATCAAAATCAAATGTTTCCAAATATCCTAAATTAAGATTAGTCGAACCAATTAATGTTATTTTATCTTTGGTTCCACTTACATATGACTGATTTGATATTATATTTGTTAAAGTTTTCCTAAATGGTGCAGTAGAATAATAGGACCAATATCTTGGAAAGTCTAATATGGATTTTTCATAAACATCAGGATTGCGCATCGATGAATATAGATCAATTAGTACATTAATTCCTTTAAGAATTGAATTATTATGTTTGGAATTATAATAAGATAGTAAACCAGCATTTAAAGCACCAGCGGAGACTCCTGTAATGATATCATATTCTGGTAAATAGATATTTTTTAAAATTCCAACTTCGACAGCGCCAAATGAACCACCGCCAGAAAAAGATAATACATTACATGTGTGATCAAAAGTTTTTAATGGTATAGAAGATAGATTTGATAAATTTGATAGATTTGATAGATTATCAGAATATAATAATACAGATAAGGATGCAACAATTAGAGAACCGAATAAAAATAATTTATAATAGAATGAACCAAATAATGAACCAAAGGAATAGATACTTAGCATTATAATATAGTATAGTATAATCTAATAAAACATTTTTATATAAAATTTTTTTTTAGAATATCCTATAATGGCACAAGCTATTCTTTTTCCTGCATTACCTGTGATTAAACTATCTGGATTCAAACCTTTGTCAGAATCATCTGTTTTCGCATAAATTATTAGTCCTCAGAGTGATCATAAAGATGCAAGAACAAAAACGTCATGTTAGAGATCTAGGAAATATTCAAACAGATTCTGAAGGTAATGCTAAGTATGTTTTTATGATAATATAATAAGTCTTAGAGGTAAGACTAATATTATAGGTTAATTTTTGTTTGTTTAGTTTTTGCAAATAAAAAATAATTTGATTTAAATATTTTAAAATTTTAAAATATTTTTTAAAATATTCTGATTTAATTAGATTACAAAAAATCTAATTAAAATAATTTCCAATCATAAATTATATTAAATTAAATGGTAAATAAATATTATAGTTTGTTAGTGTATGATCCTAATTCAAAAGAACTATTATACACTAAATACAATTTTAACTTTGAACTTTATGCAAGTGATTTTAAATTACTAACATCAGATCGTAATCAAATATTCGAGGATTATTGGAAACGTAATAATTATGTAGCCACTAAGCCATATTTTGTATATGCTGATTATATAAAATATTTTAAACCAATTACTCAAGAAATAAAAGATTACATTGATAAATATGGTGTTTTTCATCGTAATTGGGAATCAAATATCACAACTAATTTATCAGATTTAATTTTAACAACAAATCAATTTGACCTAATTCCATATACAGATGAAGAAGTAAGAAGATTACAAGACTATTTATATCCATCTGGTACTGAATTTACATATACAAAATATAACTTTAATTTTGAATCATATGCAAATAATTTTAAATTATATACAACAAATAAATTAGTCCTATTTACTGATTTTGTTTTAAGATGCTATAGATCGAGTGGCGTTGTAATAACAACAGCTGGTTATGGTATTACCGAAGAATTTAAACAATATTTTACATCATCAGCTGGATTAATGGATTATCTCATTACAGATGGCGTATATTCTATTTTAAAATATGCAGATCGTAATTTTTCAAATATAGATTTTGAGCAGTATATAAAACTAAATACAGATCTTGGTAATTTATCACCAGAAGATGCCAAAGAACATTATCTAAAATACGGACAATTTGAAAAAAGAGCAATTGCATTTATTAAACAACCTAAAAAAGCTATTGAAATAACTAGATCTGCGATTTGTAGCGTATTTTTAAAAAACAAAGGTGATTCGCCTATAGCTACCGGTTTTTTATTTGATTATTCAGCAGATGATAGATATATTGTAACATGTTATCATATTATTAAGAAATATCGCGATCAAAGATATATTTATGGTATATTTGAAAATGATGAAGAATCTGTTATTGCTCAATTTAAAATTATTGGATACGATGCTGTATCAGATGTAATGGTTGCGAAATATGATCATACATTAAATTATAATATAGTAAATAAAATAGATCTAACAAAATATCCATCAATAACAATAAATTCTGGATATAAAACGATGGTATCAGAATATATTTCCTTAATAGGTAATATTGGTTTTGATGATAATTTATCTTATAGTGGTGGTCGTATTATGAATACACGGTATTCTGGTGGTTTTAATGTTGGTGATAGTGCGGATACAATACCAGAATCTGTTCTTATTCAGACATATGGTACTCCTGGTATGTCTGGTTCCCCTGTTCTAAAAGGTGATCCTCTTGGCTTTGGAAAAATGGAATGTATTGGAATGTTAGTTGGTGCATTAAAATCATCAGATCAAATCATGGTTGCAATTGATGGTTATTTATTAGATAATATTGCGCAAGTAATAATATCAAATTGGTATTTATATATAGATTTATTAGGTATTACATCTCAATCTAAGATTGATAACTTTGTAAAGAATGGTTATCCTAAAGCTTGGTTAGGAATTACAAATCAATACAATCATCCAATTTTGGCAAAGACATACAAAGAACTTGCAAATCTTTCATACGTTGGGGGTCTGCTTATTACTAATTTTATTATTGGTTTTAATGTTAGAGATGAAACATTCGTGTATTCATCAAATGATTTAGTTGATCGTAATGTGATTAAGTTTGATGGTCCTTTATTAAATTCAAAAATATATTCTAGATTTATTACAAATGGTAACGTCCCAATAGTAATTAAATCTATGTCTTATTTTGATACTGTTAATTCATCATTTGAAAATTTTCATATTGGCAAATTCGGTAATCAGCGCCCTTATTCTCATTATGTTTATGGACAGAATTATATTGCTACTTATTCATTACCAGATACTTACTATAATACTTTACGTTTAGAATATGGACCTGTTACAATTGAATATTATTATTACGATGGCGAAATATGGAGAACAGATATAGAAAAAATAGGTGGTAATTCACTAGATTGGTATGTAACTTATGAGGATAATGCGGGTAATAAATATTATCAACATAAATTTGAATTCCCACAAATTTTAATTCCATATGTACACGACTATTCAATTTCTAAATATAGTGTAGAACCATATGCTGAATATGTTCCTCAAGATATTGATGGATCATATCAAGAATTAAGTTTACAACCATTATCTAAAAATAGAAGAAGAGCAACTCAAGGATAAATCTGTTTATTTAAACTTAAATTTTAAAATTAAATATAATTAAATTTTAAAATTTAATTATATTTAATTTGGAAAATATTTCCAATCATATCTTATATTAAATGGTAAATAAATATTATAGTTTGTTAGTGTATGATCCTAATTCAAAAGAACTATTATACACTAAATACAATTTTAACTTTGAACTTTATGCAAGCGATTTTAAATTGTTAACATCTGATCGTTATCAAATATTTGAGGATTATTGGAAACGCAATAATTATATACCTACTAAGCCATATTTTGTATATGCTGATTATATAAAATATTTTAAACCAATTACTCAAGAAATAAAAGATTATATTGATAAATATGGTATTTTCCATCGTAATTGGGAAGCAAATATTTCAACTAATATTTCTGATACAATTTTATCAATAAATCAATTTGACCTAATTCCATATACAGATGATGAGGTACGAAGAGTACAGGATTATATATATTCAATTGGTACTGAATTTACATATACAAAATATAATTTTAATTTTGAATCATATGCAAATGATTTTAAATTATATACAACAAATAAATTGGTCTTATTTACTGATTTTGTTTTAAGATGTTATCGTGCAAGTGGTGTTATTTTATCATCATCAGGTTATGGTATAACTGAAGAATTTAAACAATATTTTACATCACCAATTAGATTAATGGATTATCTTATTACAGATGGCGTATATTCTATTTTAAAATACACAGATCATAATTTTTCAAATATAGATTTTGAACAATATATAAAAATAAATACAGATCTTGGTAATTTATCACTAGAAGCTGCCAAAGAACATTATCTAAAATATGGACAATTTGAAATGAGAACAATACCATTTATTAAACAACCTAAAAAAGCTATTGAAACTACTAGATTAGCAATATGTAGTATATTCTTAAAAAACAAAGGTGATACACCATTAGCTACAGGATTTTTATATGCATATTCAAATGAAGTAAGATATATTGTGACATGTTATCATATTATTAAGAAATATCGTGATCAAAGATATATTTATGGCATATTTGAGAATGATCTTATCTCAATGATTGCACAATTTAAAATTATTGGTTATGATGCAGTATCAGATGTAATGGTAGCAAAATATGATCATACATTAAATTATAATATAGTAAATAAAATAGATCTATCAATATTTCCATCAATTGTAATAAATTCTGGATATAAAATACTTGTATCTGAAAACATTTCCTTAATAGGTAATATTGGTTTTGATGATAATTTATCTTATATAGGTGGTCGTATTATGAATACACGTTATTCTGGTGGTTTTAACATTGATGATAGTGCTGATACTATTCCCGAATCTGTTCTTATTCAGACATATGGTACTCTTGGTATGTCTGGTTCTCCTGTTCTAAAAGGTAATCCTCTTGGTTTGGAACAGATGGAATGTATTGGAATGTTAGTTGGTGCATTAAAATCGTCAGATCATATAATGGTTGCAATTGATGGTTATTTATTAGATAATATTGTTCAAGTAATAATATCAAATTGGGATTTATATATAGATTTCTTAGGTATTACATCCCAATCTAAGATTGATAACTTTGTAAAGAATGGTTTTCCAAAAGCTTGGCTTGGTATTACAAATAAATATAATCATCCAATTTTGGCAAAGACATACAAAGAACTTGCAAATCTTTCATATGTAGGAGGACTACTCATTACCAATTTTATTATTGGTTTTAATGTTAGAGATGAAATATTTGTTTTTTCTTCTAATGATTTGGTTGATCGTAATGTGATTAAGTTTGATGGCCCTTTATTAAATTCAAAAATATATTCTAGATTTATTACAAATGGTAACGTCCCAATAGTAATTAAGTCAATTACATATTTTGATTCTGTTAATTCATCATTTGAACATTTTCATATTGGTAAGTTTGGATCACAACGATCATATTCACATTATGTATATGGTCAATCAACTATAGCTACTTATGAATTATCATCAACTTACTATAATACTTTACGTTTAGAATATGGACCAGTTATAATTGAATATTATTATTATGATGGCGAAATGTGGAGAACAGATATAGAAAAAATAGGTGGTAATTCAGCAGATTGGTATGTAACTTATGAGGATAATGCGGGTAATAAATATTATCAACATAAATTTGAATTCCCACAAATTTTAATTCCATATGTACACGACTATTCAATTTCTAAATATAGTGTAGAACCATAT